CCATGTTCCTCAGCCCTCTGTAATACTTCGGAAACAGTGTTCCGGGAACACGAAGCAGCAAGAGCTATATTTCTCTCGCTGTACCCCTGGCTTTTCAGCCGGAGGATTTCTCTGTAGTTCGTCACTTCTGTGACCTCCTTTGAATGAATCTTAACGCACTATTGCGTTTGTCATCATTGTAGGAGTCTCAAACAAAAGTGGCTCAGTTATCGCCGGAATGGTGGCTCAGTTGCACCGGACAGGGTGCTCAACGGGCTCCGGATTCTTCATCAACCGCATGAGAATAACCTTTTAACAACAAATACTCTCTGCTTTGAGTATACTTTCCTGCTTCATATTTGGCAACCGTGCTTAATGTTGTGTTATCCGCGCCAATGCTATGCAGCCATGAACGATGCTTTTCTTCTTTACGCTGCAAGTATGCTGTGTACTGTTTCTTACTTGGAGCTACCCGCCCATTCAGATCATAATAAACTCTCTCAGTCTGCGTTTTCATTCCAAACGCTTTGCTGAAACTCCGGTATTCATCCAGCTGTGCCTGATATTTGCACTTTTCAATTACGATATCATCCGGATCGGCGTCTCCGGCCTGCATCAGTTTAACTTTCTCGCGCTGGGCTCGCATATTTGTTTCCATCTGGCGCTGTCTCTGCGTTGCCTGATAGGTGTTGTATTCCCTGCCCCGGAAAGTCTTTGTCTCCGCTTCCTTGCGGTTCTGCTCCTCCAGCCATTCATCCGTATAGGTGCGTTCTGAAATGCCCGGAATGAAGGGATAATACTCATGCCGGCAATTCCACCCAAGAAGGCCAGGGCGTCCACAAAATCAGCCAGACAATCCCTGAGATTCGCCTGGATTGAATTTACCCGGTTATATTTGCGCTGTTTGGAAGCCCTGACCTCTGTGGCCGTCTTATCTACCTCGGAGGCGTCCGAAAGATCACCATAAGCCAGCCCAACAACAAACTCTATGGAACGGTAGGCCTTCTCCAGACCCCTGATATAGGCTTCGTCACGCATGGCAGGGGAATATTCCTTGTAGAGCTCCCCGGAATTCTGCTCCAGGTTAAGCCCCCGATACAGGCGCTGCTTTCCGTGCGGAACAGAAACCTTACCGCCACCCTTGTGCCGCAGCGCCCGCTCATCCACATGGACTGCGCGCTCCCCGGAGTTGTACTCCCAGTCCAGACGCCCAAACTGGATATCTGCATTCCGTATCAATTCTTCCGCTTCGGCATAAATAGAAACTCCGCACGCGGATCCGTCAACCCGGTTCTTTAGCGGTACACGGAAGTAGCCATAATCGTTTTTCTTCATGCCCGGATAGGTGATTGGTCCCGGTTCAATATTCGCCCATTCCGGAACCGCGTTCAGTCCACACGGAAGGCCGATATTCGACTCCGCGGATGAGTGATAACACTTATTCTCAATCACCAGATTCCCGTCGGCATTGAACCGGTGCCGCTCAACCTTTGTGTACCAGCTGGATTCTCCCGTACGCTTGCGCGTCAGGAACATGACGTCATTCGGCATCCCGTTATCAGCAAAACTTACCGGGACAAATTTATCTGCGGAAACAAATTCTGACTTATCGCCGCCAAGAGGTTTTAGAATGAAGGAACCCAGTGCAAGTCCGTCCTGCAGGTTTTCATTCAAGTCACGCACGGCCAGCTGCAATGCGTTATTCAAAAAATCATTATTGTCAACCTTTGCCTCCATTTCCCCGATCGCAATATCTGAGAATTCCCGGCAGATGCCAACCTCAGACCGGAGGGAAATTATGCCGCTATCACTGTCCAGCCATTCCGCATTCCCGCTAATCATGTTCTTCCAGCGGTTTATGGCCGTAATCATCGTCTGCGACAGCGTAACATCTGTCCCCGCGATTCTCTTCATTTCCGTATATCCGAACATTCGTCCGACAACCCCTTTCCACCAGTGCCTGACGCCCTCAAACATTCCTAACCACCACCTCACGCAATCAGGTCTTTCATGTCGCGCTCGATCGTGTATTCCATTGCATCCAATGAACCTATGTCTGTGCTGCCATCATCCAGGCGCTCATCATACGCCTTTGTCTTGTCCCAAACAGATTCTGTTAATGCCTTAGCCACCGTCCGCGCGTCTGCCGTATACCAAAAACGCCCCGACCCCATGAGCTGAAGCGTACAATCAATCCTGTCCTTTATCTGTCTTTTCTGAGCCGGGCGTACCGTAATCCAGGGGAACTCCCTTTCTACGGCATTCCGGATGGAATTACCGAGCACTGTTTCCGCATTGTCCCAGTATACGGATTCCAAATTGTGAATCCCATCCCACGATGTCAGGCCGTAAATGTTCTCCACGTGCCCGATGAATCCGCAAAACATTTTATCCAGCACGTTGCTGTCAATCGGGGCATCCGTATCACCGGCTGTAATCCGTCTGGATGCCAGGATAATGACATCCTGATAATTATCCGTATATCCACGGGCTACGAACGCGTGGCCGGACTGGTTTCCTCCAAAATCCAGGCCGATTTCAATAGATACCAGATCATCTTTCCTGAACTGCTTTACAGAAGATTGTGGATTAACCTTCCCACTGGTAATCTCACAGCGGTATGATTCCGGATTGTCTGCAAATTTCCGATAGATGGCACCCTCTGCACGCTTCCACTTCCCTAGAATCAGCCGGTCATAATAAATTGTACCTGCATACTCACTGCACAGTTTTTTGACAAACTCATCAGTCAAAAACGGGTTATCAAAGATCGTAGTATCAGCAGTCTTTGTCTACTTTAGATAGACTTCCGAGTAATAAAATATCGTCCTCTTTGAACCCTGTGATTTGGCAGAATGCATAAAGAAATACAGGGCGAACGGCAAGCTCTCCGTTTTCTATTTTCACAATTGAACTGCGACTCATCCCCATCTTTTCCGCTAGTTCTTGCTGTGTTAACCCAGCAGCTACTCTGGCTGCTTTTAGTGGAATCTTTGCCATTTTTTCACCTCCCTTTGGGGTTCTCCTTGTTACAAGGCAAGTATAGTCTACATAATGTAGACTATAAATACTTTTTGTAGACTTTTGATCACATATAATTTACAATAAGTATATCAGCGAGGAGGTACTATTATGACAGCCATATCTGAATCTGACTACGGGAGAATAATCTCTAAAAATCTAAAACGAATAATGTATGATCATCAGAAAACTCAGGCAGATATTGCAAAAGATTTAAATATTAGTAAGGCAACAGTATCAAGCTGGGTGACTGGGGCTCGCATTCCCAGAATGGATAAAATTGATCTTCTTTGTCACTATTTTAATGTTTCACGCTATGACATAATGGAGGATCATTCTGGGAAAAATTTTAACAATAGTTATCCTTTCGGTCGCTACCGTATCCCCGTTTTGACCACCGTTGCCGCCGGAAAGCCGATCTACGCCGGAGAGGATGTGCTGGAATGGATTGACTATGATAAAGACCCCGGCGATCATTTGCGTGCCTGCCGGATTGAGGGCAACAGCATGATACCGCGGATTCAGAGCGGTGATACTGTCATAGTTGACAGTGATATCGGATGGGAAGATGGGGACGTGGTTATTGCAACAGTAAATGGCGATCATGCCACCTGCAAGCGGATTAAGCGATATGCGGACGGAATCGCGTTGGTGTCGGACAATGCCAGCATTGCCCCAATGTATTACTCCCGTCAGGAAATAGAAGAATTGCCTGTGAAAATTGTAGGAAGAGTTACGGAAGTAAGAGGAAAACTGTAAATCAATCCGTAATAGGACGGTTGATAGTAATTTCAAGTCAAGAGGAGGAGCAAAACGAAAAAGCAAATAGCCCTATTAACACTTACACTTACGTTCTGTCTTACGGGATGTGGAGCATCAAGCAGATCTATCTCTGCTGAATCTACGCCCAAACCTACTGTAGCCGCCACATCAGTACCGACATTCACACCAGAGCCAATAGCTGTAACAACTTCAGAACCAGCCGAAACATCTACCCCAGAGCCAACAACGGTATCAACTCCCGAGCCAACAGACAACGCGATTCCCGAAGGTGCAACAGCCAGCCAGCAACAAGCGCTTCTATCCGCAAAATCTTACTTAGCGATGAGTGGTTTTTCTTATCAGGGTCTAATAGATCAGCTTTCTTCTGATTATGGAGATCAGTTCTCTGTAGAAGATGCTACTTACGCTGCGGATAATTGTGGCGCAGACTGGAATGAACAGGCACTCCGATCTGCAAAAGATTATCTGGATTACAGCGGATTTTCCTATCAGGGGTTAATTGATCAGTTATCTTCTGACTACGGTGATAAATATACCGTAGAACAGGCAACCTACGCGGCAGATAATTGTGGTGCTGATTGGAATGCTGAAGCAGTCGAAGCCGGGCAGGGCTATCTGGATATGGGTGGATTTTCACGTGACAGCTTAATCGACCAGTTATCTTCTGACTACGGTGATAAATTTACGGTCGATCAGGCAACCTATGCAGCAGATCAGCTCGGACTTTAATCTCTCCTAGATCGTTTTGCGCGGAACCTGGTCGAGTTTCTGACCTATAAGCAGATGACCCAGCGGCATGGCATAGTCGTCGCTATGCCGGCTGGAATTATTTCTGCCTGATTTGTTGATGAATTGCATCACCGTAAAACGGGCATCTGATCTTGCAGCCATGCAACGATCAATACAAGCCCATTATAGAAAACCCGGAAAACGTATCTATCGTAGGTGAACTTATTGGTGTTTATCATAAAACAAAATGAATGTCATCGGATGGGGCGCGGAGGTAAGGGGAAAGCTGTAGCGACTAGCGTGTCATGGCGCACTGTAGCGTACTATAGCGTGTTTTTAAGTGTTTTTTGTATTGACAACATCAACCTATGGTGCTATCTTAAAGCCATAAACAAGCCCTAGGTGCTAGGCATCCCACTGATACGGGAATCGCCGATACCTAGGGCTTTACTCGTTTTTGGGGGATATTATGAAAACAGCTATTTTAGTCGATGGAGGCTTTTACAGAAAGCGGGCCTCTTACTTGTGGGGGAAAAAGGATCCAGACAAGAGAGCAAGTGAGCTCATCGCATATTGCAACGCTCACCTAAAGCATGAGCAACGATTTGAGCCGCTAAGAACTCTCTATCGTATTTTTTACTATGACTGTCCTCCATTAGATAAGACCATTTATCATCCTTTGCTACAACGCGGAATTGACTTTCGTCATTCCGAAACTTTTGGTTGGACGAACAGTTTCTTTGATGAATTAAAAAAGCAACGCAAAGTGGCGTTGCGGCTCGGTGAGCTCTCGGAAGAAAATGCAAGTTACAGACTAAACAGTGAAAAGCTTAAACGCCTATTGTCCGGGGAAATAGGCATTGCAGATCTTACCGAAAAGGATTTCCAAGTGAATTTTCAGCAAAAAGGCGTTGATATGAAAATTGGTTTAGATATTTCGTCACTATCTTACAAGCGCCAAGTTGATCAAATTATTTTGATTGCGGGGGACAGCGATTTTGTACCCGCGTCCAAATTAGCTCGTCGTGAAGGAATTGATTTTATTCTTGATCCCATGCAGGCGAATATCAAAGATAGCTTATTTGAGCATATTGATGGTCTGCATTCACCTTGGGGAAAGAATAACAAGAACTCCGATCGAACAACCCCCGGACAAGTTCCAGGCAAATAGCATTTTGTGATTGTTATTAGAGATATTCGATGTCGGAAAGGCTTCCAACGTACCCGAAAGGGTTCCTAGGATGATGGATGAGTTTCCCATCCGATTATTTTTTAATAAGCCGTCCAGTGCTGCAACACCGGACGGCAAAGATACATGAACCTATCCACGTATATAAATAGGGAATCCATGTCTGTTTATTATAGCATGGATTCCCGGAAAGGGGAGATTTATGTTTAAGCGAAAATTACCGTCTGGAAATATTCAGTATGGGGAGTGGTACCTCGACCCTCTGACTGATAAGCGGAAGCGTATCACTATTACTCTGACTCCTTCCGGGAGGAAAAAGATTGATGATACCGTGGCGGCCGACGCTATCAATGCCAAAATCCGCGAAATTTACGAATCATCCGGGCATGTGGATGCCATCACACTCAAAACCCTTCAGGATCGCTATATTGAGTACCAGAAGAAGCACGTCAAGCCACAGACCGCTGAGAACGATTGCAGACACCTGAATGTAATCGTCCGACTGCTTGGAGCAGACACGCTCTCTGACCGGCTAAGCGCCGCCTATGTATCGGAAAAGCTGGATGCGGATCCAGTCACCTATAATG